AGAAGTACAGCCGCATACTTTGGCAATAGAAGACGACGAAGAATGTGAAGCGTGTGCAATTTAACGGTTGACTTTACAAATAGGATAATATATAATACTAAAACAGACAGATAGGAAAGCAAGATGGCAAAAACTGTATTCAATAAAGATAAGGTGGACTTCACCAAACAAAACATGTTCTTCGGAGCAGATCAAAACACACAGCGTTATGATGTGTTTAAGTTTCCGGTGTTTGATAAATTAAATCAAACTATGCTAGGATACTTTTGGCGCCCAGAAGAAGTAAGTCTACAAAAAGACAGAGCCGACTTTGCTAACTTCCGTCCAGAGCAGAAACATATCTTTACAGCAAACTTAAAGTATCAGACACTGCTCGATAGTGTCCAAGGACGTGGGCCATGTCTAGCATTTTTGCCGCATGTTTCACTCCCGGAACTAGAAGGATGTATTGTTACTTGGGACTTCTTTGAAACAATCCACTCACGTAGTTATACACACATTATGAAGAACGTGTATGCTGACCCTGCAGAAGTGTTTGATACAATTTTAGATGACGAAAAGATTATTGCAAGAGCTACAAGTGTTACTAAGCATTATGATGCATTTAATGATGCTGTTGACGCTTATCAACATCGTGGCGAAGGCAACATGCGTGATGTTAAGAAGAAACTGTATCTTGCTATGCAAACTGTAAACATTCTAGAAGGCTTACGTTTCTATGTAAGTTTTGCATGTACGTTTGGCTTCGGCGAACTAAAGCTAATGGAAGGGTCTGCAAAGATTATTTCATTAATTGCTCGTGACGAAGCACAACACCTAGCACTAAGCACACACATATTGAAGTTGTGGGCACAAGGCAAAGACGATCCAGAGATGGCTGAAGTAGCTAAAGAGTGCCAAGAAGAAGTATATGACTTATGGCGTGAATGTGTTGCAGAAGAAAAAGATTGGGCAGAGTATCTGTTCAAAGACGGATCAATGATTGGTCTAAACACAACACTGTTGAATCAATATGTTGAATACATTGCTAATCGCAGACTAAAGGCGTTAGGTATGCAAGCAATATTTGATCAACCAGTAAACACTAACCCGCTACCATGGACACAGCATTGGTTAAGTAGCTCAGGGCTACAAGTTGCTCCACAAGAAACAGAAGTTGAGTCTTATGTTATTGGCGGCATCAAGCAAGATGTAGACAAGAACGCACTAAAAGGATTTAGTTTATAACATGGAATTATTATTAACAGTTGTTATTTGGGGTGCATTTGTATATGGAATATATAAATGGGCAGAGTCTAAAGGACGTAACGCAACAGCGTGGGCTATTGCTGGCGCATTGATTAGTCCTTTAATTGTAGGTATTGTTCTACTGTTTGTGCCAAAGACAATAGAAAAACAAGCAGAAGAAGCAAAACAACTTAAACAACTAATGGAGGACTAAATGATAGTCATTTGGGGTAAGCCAGCATGTCCATATTGCGATCGAGCAAAACAAGTTTGTGAACAACGTGGATATGAATTTGAATACAAACAACTGGGTACAGACTTTGATAGAGATCAAGTGTTAGAAGCATTTCCAAATGCAAGAACATTCCCTCAAATCGTAGTAGGCGGCAATACTGTTGGCGGCTATGATCAATTTGTAAAATACATTGAAGATACTAACTATAATGGAACAGGACATTCGCTATGATGATTCAAAAAAACTACAAGAAAGCAGATGCAATTACACTCAAAACTATTAGTGGTGAGGAAATTGTAGCACGATTTGTAGAAGATGATAACTTTACTATGACTATTGAGAAACCAATGGCAGTAATGATGACACAGAATGGTCCAGGACTTGGTCCTTGGACAGTAACAACACATCCTGATATAAAACTTCAAATAAATAAAAGTGCAGTTATTTTTACAGCTAAGACTGATAACGAAATGGCTAAACAATACATTGAAGTAACTTCAGGTATCAAGATGGTGTAACAAGGAGTCGCAATGGCCACACTTAATATTGCACGTAAATCAGGCAGCGGAGACGTTGTTAATACAGTCCATGTAAGTGTAGGCGATGCTGATTCTGATGACGGCATTGCTTGTGATGCAGCCCCACAGAACATAAACACAGATGAAGGCAGTACTACTGTCTTTGCTGAGTTCCACGGTGTTGTAAGACAAGGCGATAAAGTACAAGCACATACCATTCCTGGTTGTAGTACACATGCTCCCGGCCTTGCAACATACAGCGGCAACGTATATGTTGAAAACAAAAAAGTAGGACGTGAAGGCGATACTTATGGTTGTGGTGCTAAAATAACTTCAGTAGGTCAAGGCACCGTTTGGGCAAATAAAGGTTGACAACATCTAATTCCTATGCTATAATACGTTATAAATTAGGCAATTAGAAAGGCAAACTATGAAAAATAAAGTAATACTTACAGACTGTGATGGCGTTATCCTTGACTGGCTATACGCTTTTGATCAATGGATGGCACGACACGGATACACTGTTGTCGAAGAAGGACAATATCAAATGGAGCTCAAGTACGGTTTAGAACGTGCAGAAGCCAAGCGTTTGGTAAGAATGTTCAACGAAAGTGCAGCCATTAGAAAACTTCCGCCGTTGCGTGATGCAATCAAGTATGTAAGAAAATTACATGAAGAGCATGGGTATATTTTCCATGCCATAACAAGCCTTAGTAAAGACCAATATGCGTGTCATCTACGTACAAAAAACTTGCGTGAGCTGTTCGGCGACACAGCATTTGAGAAGTATGTATACTTAGATACAGGTGCAGACAAAGATGATGAACTAATCAAATATGACGGTACCGAATGTTGGTGGATAGAAGATAAACCCGAAAACGCCGAGTGCGGTGTTAAGTTTGGTTTAAATTCTTTATTAATTGACCATGACTTCAACCAATACTACACAGGAGATATTCCTCGTGTAAAGAATTGGAAACAAATTTATAATATTATTACAGGAGATACAGATGAATAATACAATACATGAAGAAATCGTACAAGCATTTAATAACTATCTTGCGGAAGCAGAGACATTTGATGAAAAAGGTGTCAAGGCTGCGGCAGCAAGAGCTCGTAAAGCATTGGGCGATTTAGGCAAACTTACAAAAGAACGCCGTAAAGAAATCCAAGACAAAAAGAACGATATGTGATGAGCGGACAACGGCGCTGGCTTAAACTATGGGCTCGCACTGTTGGTATGCCTGTCGGCATCGACGACAACGATAAGCCAGAGTTCCTTCCTATTACACAATCAGATGTAAAGAAGGCTCTGGCTTTTCGCACCTTTTGGATTGTGTTACATGTTATAACATGTAGTATGATCATCATAGGTAATGGTAGAACTTTAAACTTTTGGTAAGGAGATAACCTAATGATGTGGGTAGATTATAATATTGATAGTCTTCCAGGAGGCAAAGGCTTTAAAGTCAAAGGCGACTGGGAAGGTGAAGTAATGGGCGTAGGTCCAAACGGCACACAAAAAGACAATTGGTTATACAAGCCGGGCGATGTTTTTATTGTAAATGAAAATGGCTGGTTAATTAAGACTGATGAAGTTAATGCGTTACTTCTAAAACATCAATCCAAAAACACCGACAGTTAGCGCCAACATTCTATTATTGTGTAAATACAATATGACGCACAAAGAAGCATACAGATTGTTTTGGATGGTAAAAGGACACATTGCAGAAAGCGATGCTACTGCGTTACAATCAGCAAATGGATACTTTAAAAGACTATGGGTCGACGGATGCAATGGGGCTCCGTTATATGATTATGAAGAAGGTTTTGAACAAGCATATAATAGGAGATTCCACAATGGAACCAAAAGGAATAGCGTCACTAAGTGACGAAGATTTACAGTGCCTTGAAAAAATAATTGCAGCAAAGTTTACAGAAGCATGTGACTATGCAAAAACATTTGACACAAAAAACAGATGGCATTCAAATATCAAATCAAATCAGTTACTTAGAATAATGAATGCAGTTCGATCTACAAAAACTTCTAAAAGAATAAAAGAACAACGCTGGTAAATTAATAGTTGACATGCTTCTGAAAGTATGTTATAAATACACTGTAACGTTGAAGCAATTTGACGACTATACTGGACCCGGGGGCGGTACCCGGCGACTCCACCATAAACACACCGCCGTGTGGACCGAAAGACGGATTCTATAGGCGCTTCGGCATATGTCGCAGTAGAATATTACGGTGTGTTTATGATGGGGTCGAAATAGGATCGACAGGTAGGATAGAAGAGTGGAGTTACCGGGATGTAAGCGCCGTTACCGCGAACAAATTGATAATTGCAAATAGTAATTTCAAACCTGAACTATTCTTTGACGCAGAAGTCTTAGAAGCAGCCTAAGGGCAAGTTCGCGGTTAGGGAGGCCCCGGGCAACAGAATGCCTCCTACTTACCAAAATAGGTTGACAGTATCAGCATAAGGTGTTAATATAGTTTAATGTATAGAGTAACAGCATACTTTAAAAACCGCAAGGTGTCACAAGAGTTTCATGACGTTAACGATGCAATCGAATTTCGTGATGATGTTGATGCTCACTATCCTACAAAGGTAATATTTAGAAAGGTAATATCAATGAGAGAATGGGTATATAATTGTTGGAATGTAGTAATGGATCACGAAACAAATCCACTCAGTAACATTCCAGACTTCAGCACACGACATATGATTATGCAGGTACTTGCATGGATGTGGTGTATTGTATTTGCTATTATTGTAAGTAGCATGTGGGCAGGAGTAATTAGTATGGTAATACATGCGTTACTATTAGCCGCAATTGCAATTACAGTAGCAACATTTGAAACAGCAAAACGTAAACCAAACTTGTTCGGATCATACTCTGGTCGTGCAAATGGTGGCGAGCATGAGTGAACAAACATACTACTGCACAACTAAAGGACTTGGTTGGGCTATGTTAATTATCGTGCTTATGCTAACAGCGTTGCCTGTGTTAATGACATTAGCAATGGTTGGTGTTGAAGATTATGCACGTTATTGTAATATGGCAATACACTTGCCTTGCTTTGGTATTGGCAATTAGTAATGAAACCTAACAAACAGTTTGAACTATCAATTCGTGACGTTGAAGTTATTGAATCAGCACTAAGAGCAAAAGCAGGTCGTAGAGGCATGGCTATTGCACAAGGCGATGTATCAGCTCAACTACATGCGGAGATGACGGAGATACAAGAACTGTTAGGTAGAATACACAACCAGAAGAATTGGTATAGAGCCAATGACGGCAGTTTCCAAGGCGGCGGATGAACTGGATAGAAATAGATAAAATACTCTACGGCATTATTAACAGACATGATGCCGTAGAGGACATGCTAAAAGAAGCTAAGACACAATTCAAGTGGAATGATAGGCAAGCAGAAACAGCACTACTACCGTTGCTTAATCGCAACACAAATAAAACTATTATTACAGAAATTCCTAAAAAACGCTCTAAACGATCGACAAAACGGAAGTAGATGTTATAATTACTATAGTGAAAGGGCAAGTTCAGAGCTTGCCCTTTACTTTATGAACACATAACAAAAAAGAAGGAAATTATTATGCGCAATGTATTTATTACAACAGTAACCGCTATGGTTATAACTGCGTCGGCAGCATTGGCTGAAGACACAGTAACAGAAACACAGACTCCAATGGGCCCAGTACTATCGGGTAAAGTAGAGATGAAGTTCTCACAAGACACAACAACTGACAACTGGGGCGGTGCTATGGCAGTTGACCTTGGTATTGATGCAGGCGATATGGCAACAGTTGATTTAGACTTTGTAACAGAAGACGGATCAGCAGTAGATTTAGACTCGTGGACAGTTGGCACAACAGTTAACGGTCTTGGTATTGCAATGGGCGATGCTAATGGCTTAATGCCAGAAACAACAGCAGATGCAGCGGCAAACGGAACGTTAGCAACACCAGCAATGACTGAGTCTGTAGCAGTAACAATGGGCAGTGCAAGTGTAGCAGTAGGCTTTACAGACTGGACAACAGACATCACAGACGTAAGCAACATTCAAGGTGCATACACAGTAGACGCAGGTATTGCAAGTGTAACTGCAAGTGCTGACTACAACCGTGCAAGTGAAAACACAGTAATCGGCGGCGAAGTAGCAGGCGTTGACTTAGGTGTAGCAACAGCAGGCGGTGCAGTAACATATGACATGGATGCAGAAGTATTTGGATTTGAAGGTAATGTAGCCACTGGTGGCTTAACAGCATATGTAAACGGTACAGATGCAAATACACTACAAAACCTCGGCGGTGAGTACACATACAACTTTGCAGGCGTAGACTTAACAGGTGGTGCAAACTATAACGTAGACGCAGAAGAGTTTACACCAAGTGTAACAGTAGGTTTTAACTTCTAAGTTAAACACATAACAACTAAAAGGTCGCCTTGTGCGGCCTTTTTTTATGACTAAATAATATTAGCATATAAAGGGCAGGGCAATGGCAGACATAAATCAAACAGTAGAATTTCCTACCAGCGAAGAAGACTGTATCGAATGTGATATTGTTATTGAAGATGGAGCGTTTGACGGGTTTGAAGGTAAGACAATAAACATTACTGAAAACGTAGAAAGTCAGGGCGATGTACAAGCAGGTATAGAATTTATCTATCACATGCGAGAACATATTGTAGACGTTACAGTAGCCACAGCATACTTATTAGTAGTATACGCAATCTATATGTGGATCAAAAAGAAACTTAGTTGAGAGGGAAAAAATACAATGCAACA